ATCTTGCTCTTCTGGAGACGTCCATGTAAGCCCTTCCCTATTCTTACTGTGTCATAAAGGACACAATACGATCTTCTCGACTTCGAGCTGGAGGTTCGATGAATGCAGCCAAGCGATTTGATCTCTACCTAGAACACCTGAGCGAAGGCCTGGGTCACGCGGACCGGCACGCCGGCCTTCGCGGTTACTGTACGGGCCTGATGCTCCCCCTATCGCGCAAGAGCGTGGAGCCCATGGCCGCGCGGGTCGATCCGATGCACGCGAGTGCCAGGCACCAGGCGCTGCACCACTTCGTGGCCAAGGCACAGTGGTCTGACGCCCAACTGTTGCGCCGCGTGTGCCAGTGGGTGATGCCCAAGATGGACTTCAGCCAGGGCGGCTGGTGGATCATCGACGATACGGGGTTCCCGAAGAAGGGCCGCCATTCAGTCGGTGTCACGCGCCAGTACTGCGGGATGCTCGGCAAGCAAGACAACTGCCAGGTGGCTGTCAGCATCTCGCTTGCAAGCAATCAGGGCAGCCTGCCCGTGGCCTGGCAGCTGTATTTGCCCGAGGATTGGGCTGCAGATCGTGAACGGCGCGCCAAGGCCGGCGTGCCCGAAGAGGTGCACTTCGCCACGAAGACCCAGATCGCGCTGCAGCAGTTGCGCACGCTGCTCGATGAAATCACGACTCTGCGGGTCCAGCTTCTGAAGTTCAGCTTGGAAGGAAGCCTTATCCAGAGCCTGAGCAGCAGCCGGGGCAGATGCACCGGATTGCAGCAGAGGATTGACGTTCGGCAACTTACCAGAGTTCTTGCTGAATTCCACAACCATCTTGGCACCTGCCTTGATTAGTTGTTCCTTACCAGAGTCCAGCATCTGAGCAACGACGAGTCGCAGTTCAGACGGGGCGGCTTGGTTGAATACGGCAACACCGGCATCCCAATTAGCCTGACCACCAGCCAGAGCATGCACTTCGTTCGACACGGAGGCACTCTTGGCAGCAACGGCATTCACGAGGCCGGTTGCAATGGTGATGAGGTCTTGGGCGTTAGCGCCACCGACTTCACGGAGATAAGCAACGTCGATCAGGTCGGTGCGACCGTCTTCGATGGCCTTGCCGATTGCGCGATCCATATCGACACCCTTACCAACAGTCTGCATGACAGTCGCCATGCTCTTGATGATCGGATCGTCGATGCTGTTCACGTCGTAGCCATTCAGGCCCGACTCGACAGCAGGTTCGCCAGCAGCCGGGGCGGCAGGAGTGGCAGGAGTGATGCTTTTGATAGCAGCGGTCATCGCCGCAATGGCAGCATCCAGACCAGCAGGGGCCGGAGCAGCGGTAGCAGGAGCAGCATCCGGTGCCGGTGCATTCACCGGAGGTGGGATGTTGATCGTGTTGCCATTGGGAGGACTACCAGCAGGAGGTGCGGTAAAGCCTTCGGTCGGTACGGCTTGGGTCATTGTGTTCCTTGTAATGTGTTGAGTTGCTGCGATGCGTCAGCCAGCGTGGCGGACTGCATCATCTGGGACTGCGCGGCATTCATCTGCGCTTCGGCCTCTGCATTGGCCTTCTGTTCCTCTTCAGAGAAGAAGAGTTGAGAAGAGTCCACGCTACGGCCAGCAAGCACCATATCGGTGATGCGTTGCGGAGAGAATCGCTTGTCCATCTGCGACACAGGGATCACTGCGGCAAGCTCTTGAGCAGCCATCAGCAAGTTCTGTACGTCAGAGGAACGTCCAAGGGCAGGGATACCTGCCACAACATCAAGTTTCAGTTCGCCTGTAGCAAGGCCGGGGAGTGACTCAGGTTTAGTCTCGTAGATCAGGACGTGTGCCATCGGCACTTGCAGTCCATCACTCAGGGCGGAATACACACCACCTAGAGCGTTCTCGGCTTCCTGTGCGTCACGCTGTAGTTCATACGCTGTAACACGCTCGGCATCGCGGACGTTCGCTTGGTACATGAAAGCCTTAGAGAGTCGTGAGTACACACGCTCGATCTCACGGGCAGTCTGTTCCAGCTTCATCGCATCACCAGATTCGTGGGCCTGTACTGAGTTCGGATCACCTCGAAGGTACTCACCTGTCTCCGCAGCCTGTAGATCGTCGATGTCAGTCCCGGCACTTGCACTTACCAAGTGAATCACCCGCATCATTTCGATACTGTACAGGGCGTGCGCTTCTGAGAGGTCGGACAACTTGGCGAAGCCGCCAGCGTAGTCCTCAACCATACCCCGACCATAATGCTCACCAGCGATCAGACTCCAAGTCGGAGCGAACCAAGGGCAGAGATGTTCGGGATACCAGCTACCTTCCCCAGCAGAAATCGTATCGACCTCTTGGGATACATAATGACCGCGCACGCCATTACGGTACTCCCGCTTGATGCGAGTGTACACGCACACCGACTGTTCGTCGCGACTGTACTTCACCTTGTCGGAGGCACGGAGCACATCCCGAATTTCAGGTGGAAGCGCCTCAACATACGTGTACTCACGCAGCACGCAGTCCAGCATGTTACCCTGACCGTCCCGGCGAAGCGCGAATGATTGCAAACCGTAAGCCGTGCATTTCGAGCTTTGGCTATCACGGTGCAGGAGTACGTTCCCGGTAACTATGAGGTGTTTCAAGGCGAGGATCAGTTGAGCATAGCTCGCGTTCAGGAACAGCCGCTTCGATGCGTCCATCTCCAAACGGGCAAGCCCAGCGGTGAACTCTGACTCAGCAATTCCGTTCTCATTCGCTACCTTCAGCAATGCTGCTGAGGCTTCTGTGCGGAAGAACGGTACAGTGGTCGGGAACAGGAGTCTGGCGAGTTTCGTAGCAAGGTGATTCGTGAGCAATGCCCCGATCTCTTGGTAGTCTCGTTCGACAACGACCGCATGAGTATGCGCTTGCTCAACATCCGCCATAAGCTGAGGAAGAGTCCAATGCGCATACTGCGTGGCCTTGGCGATTACAGTGTCGTCCCGCAACTTCGCGAACAGTGCTTTGTGCGAGATAGTTGCCATCTCAAATATTGATACCCAACTGCGAACTCAACGCAGCGCTTTGACGCTTCCGGCGCACACCGGAGGTAGCAGTCTCAGCAGATGCAGCTTCAGCACCGCCACCCGCAACCACTTGACCAAGGTTCTCGGTCTTTAGGTCGGCGGCGAAGTTCTTCTGCAAGTTATTGGCTGCGGCCTGAGCTTCGGCCGCTGCTTGTGCGGCACGTTCTTGACCGCTAGTGTCGATCTTTGGTCCCTTCATGGAGCCTCCGATAAATTGTTTCGTAACGCCAATCACCCAGACGATGAGTGTAGGCAAGGGTGTTGTACCCGAGGTCTTTCGCTGCACGTTCAGCAAGGCGCATACACCGTAGAGATACTCCACGGTTTCTGTACTCGGGCATAACGTACTGCGCAAACACACTCAGGCAAGGACCAACATGGATGTCGTCATCAGGTGCGAGTACAATGCCTCCCACCGTTTGCAGGCCGTTGTGCATACCGATCTCGTAACGCCAATCAAATAGCGTAAGACGATGCAGCGCACTGGCTACCCATGCTTCTTTATCCACTACCTGCAACTCTAAACATTCGTCCCATGCACGCAGGAAAAGCTCGGGTGCCTGTACAGCTTCCCGAGCCTTTCGGTACGTGCAGATGAAGTTCAGATCACCGTGAACGCTGACGAGATCGAATGAATTGGATGACAGAACGCTGCCCATTATAGTGCCTCAGTTGTGACTCAGGGACATCCGGGGCAAACACTGCCTCGGGGAATACCTTCTCCAAGTACTTCACCTGTTCAGGATGGAAATACACTGGTTCATCTTTAGGATTACTCATATACCTCCTATAGTAATATAAGGAGATACTAGATATACTATATAATCTATAGCTTCTCTTTCTCCCCTTCCACTACCTGCAACTCTAAGTTAACAGAAGAAAAACTCAGAGTCTCGAACTGCTTTAAGATCAAGCGTACCACGCATAGGCTGCTCACCTACACCCTTAACGTCCCACAAGAACTCACCTAAGATGTTACGACTATCGTACAACTCGATGAAGGACTCACGGATGCATTCGTGCATACTCGCTACATCGCAAGGATGCGTCCCGAACGAGTCGTGTATAGCAACGATGTCAAGCTCACGCTTCTGCATCTCTAGTGCAGTAAGTGTTAGGTGACTCCCATCCATAGCGTGCACGAAGTTCGGAGCAATAGCATTCTGCATGCTGTGCGCCTTAGTTCCGTCGATCAACTCACGCACCATCATGTGACTCACACCACAGGACTTCACTTGAATCTTGACATCGCGGTAGTCTTGGTAGTCATGCTGCACTATGAAGCCAGTTGGAGTCCGCCATTGCATGCGCTGGCCGTTGGGCTGTTGCTTCGCCACATCACGTAGCCACTGCATTGCGCTAGCTGCGGCTGGGACCGTTGCTGCGATACCTTGGAACAACTTACGTGCTGCGTACATGGCGTA